TTCCAATTTTTTTGTTTTGTCCGCAATTCATTTATTTTCTGCATAAAGTATCTGGTATTTCCGGTATCAAACCTTATTAGTTCATGTAATAGGTTTATTGCTTCCTCATATTTGTGTTCCTTTTCGTATGCGTCAGAAAATTTTGATAATAGCAGAAACGGATACATTGAAGTGAATTCTGAAATTTCCCATTTTGGAACAAGCGAATATGACCTTTCAAAAAATTCTATTGCTTGGCTTCTATACATAGCTCCTTCTTCTACAAATGAAAACGCACACCCTAATAGGTCAAACGGATTATCTGAATTATGATATTTTAATTCTGCAATTCTAAAAAGGACGTATCTCGGCTTATATGTTATAGGATAAGTTTCATTAACAAGGCCGAATCCGCGAAATCGTTCAGGATACTTTGAATTAACAACAGAGATGACTTCTTTTATTGTTTTATCTTCATGCTGAGAAAAGACGCGCATATCATACCTATTGTCTTCTCCAATTATGCTTTGTGATGAATCTTGAAAGTAAAACTCCGGGTCATATTTCTTTTTTTTGTGGTTATTAGCCGCTGATTTCACTTTTGCAATCGCAAGTAAATCTAACATCCCCATAGAAATACCCTCTTTTTCTTATACCGCTTACCATAAGTTGGATTACTCCATAAAATTCATTTCACAACCCTTACAATATCCGTGGTGGTGTCCGTTAGACTTCACCATATAAACGTGGGCTTCTCCGCCACAGATTGGACAAGTAAAAACATAGTCTTTGTCTGGTTCTTGACAGACTCGATATGCCTCTCTCATGATTAGAACTGCCTTTTCAAACTGTTCTTTCAAGCGAATCACCACCCAAATATATCATCGTTATCTTGTCCCGGCGTCCACTGTCCCAGAACACGGCCCAAAGTTCTGAGGGAGGCAAATTCACCGACTAAAATGTCGGGGTATTCTTTATTTAGCGAAACGAGACGGACCTGTCCGTTTTCGTGATCTATTTTCAGCTTCTTGCAGTAGACTTTTCCGTCCAACACGAAAACGCCGATTTTCCCAGAGTCGATAGCTGGCATGGCCCGGACAAAAACCGTCCCGCCATCGTGGATACGAGGTTCCATGCTGTTCCCCTGGATGCGAACCCCGAAATCTGTACCGGATGGAATCGCATGATCGGGATATTGCTCAACCCTATATTCTGGCTCATCCAGGTAATTCCCAAGGCCCGCGGCGGCAGGCTCATCATAGACGTTGATCTCGATAAAGCCATCCCGGTTCTTTTGCACTTTTGGAAGAGTGATGATTTTCCCTGTATCATCCTTCTGCTGAGTGTAGCGGGACAGCTCTTTCTCCTCGTAATTTAATATGGCCCGCACCGCCCCCTTTCCATGGGGCGGCATTTTATCGTAGCTGCGAGCTATCTTACGTGCCTCCTCCGAGATGTCGGAGGGGGTGTTTTTTGTTATTGTCTCATCATCAAGGTCATCAAGACGGCATCCTAGCGCCCTAGCAATCGCTTTTACTGTATCAAGCGTCGGACTCGTCGTAATTCCGGCTGTTATTTTGCTTAAAGTTCCCTTTGGAACGCCGGATTTTTCGCTAAGGTCATCAATGCTAATTTTCTTTTCCCGGCGTATTTCATTTATCCGGCTTCCTAAACTCATCATAATTCACCTCTGATAAAAGTGTATATCCATCGGGCTAATATGTCAAGAAGAAAAATTCCACGGATGGAAATATTTTATCTAAAAGGCTATTGACAAATTCCAAATATGGGGTTAATATAAGCGTGTAAATTCCAAAGATGGAATGTGAGGTGATGAAGTTGAATGTTGCATATCCAAACCTGACAGCAGAGGTGGCAAAACGCGGGATTAAAAAAAGTGCCGTTGCAGCAGCACTTGGGATTTCGGGGCGGGCTCTGTATAACAAAATGTCTGGGTCCGTCCCATTCACATGGCCCGAAACCTGCACCATCCAGCATCGATTTTTCCCGGATATGGATAAAGACATCCTGTTTAAGCGATCTGACGATCAGGGAGCATAAGGAGGTGAAAACCAATGTATATCCATGAAGCTATTAGAGCAAGGACGGCTGAAAGGCCGTTTATTACCAGAAAGAGTTGGGTGGACGATTATGGCTCATATTCACATTTAAGCGTAAAGCTGTTGCCGACTGACACACCGGATTGCTGTGTTCTGGAATCAAAACTTAGTAAAAATCCCTGCCGAGGGTGGCAGCCCATGGCAGGGGATCTGTTGGCGGATGACTGGATTATAACTGATTAAATAAATATAGCAGACCGCAAGGCTGCTATTCGGTCCATAAGTTGGTCAAATTTATCTCCGAATCTATGTTCCATGTAAGAAATGCCGTCTGATGAGAGGCTACAATTCCAAACGGAATTATCCGCAAAAAAGGCAGAAACCATATCCTTCCTTGATAATTCCTTTATCGCCTCATCTACATCATCAACACTCCAGCTCTTAATAAAATTATCTTTAATTTGACCACTTCCACCAAAGGATTTTGCGCGACTAGATGATTCTCCATTTTTTACTCGTTGTAAGTAAGAATCATATAGGACGCAAAGCAAATACTCGGCACTCTTTGTCAGTCTTACAGATTCCAAAAACTCACCCCCTTTCTGATCTCATTCTATCACGGGGCAACGGGGTAAGCAAGCCGACGACCAGGGGGCATAAAAAAGCCGGGAGTGCGGCTACACTCCCGGCGCGGGTTAAGCGTGGTGAAAAAATGAAACAACATTTCTCGAAGGAATTTCCAGATGACTTAGTAGTAGTCCTTGATGGAGCGCCACCCACAACGGCTCGAATGGTGAATTGGAAGGACGGTACTTCTCGTACAGTCAAGGTCATTCCAGGGTCTATGTGGGCAGATTACTTTAACCGCAGGATTGGGCATCCAAAGCCGTTAAAAGGCGGAGAATTGCGTTACATAACGGGGCGGGGCACGAGAAAGGACTCGTGATGAAAGAAAAAGCAAAAGTATTTGTGATAGATGCTGTAGATATCATATGGGACTGGCTGTTTGCTCACGACCTTTTGGTGTCAATCGTTTCTTCTATCATAGGGTCTGTATTCGGCGTTTGGCTCGCATTTGAGTTAATCCAAATCATAACTAAAACGTAGCCGCATCTTCGGCAGAAAGGAGACGTTATGACGTTGGCAGAAATCAAAGCCATGAACAAAGATGTCCTTCTTCCATCAGAAGCCGCCGGCCCACTTGGTTGTGATCCACACTATATCCGAGTGGCGGCGAAGAAGAGGCCGGAGCTACTTGGGTTCCCTGTAACACTGATTGGGAACCGGGTAAAGATCCCTCGCCTTGCTTTCATCCAGTACATGGAGGGGACCTTGGAAAATGAGGATGCCCCCGCCCGTGGTGGCACACGGGAGAGGGCAAGAACCGATGACCAGTGAAATCATCCTGTCCCTTGTATTGTAACACGAGGGCGGGAGGAATACAAGGAGGATCACATGACAATAGATGAAAAGGTAGAGGCGTATAGAATGTATCTTGAAGGCGCTTCGTGCGATGAAATCGGGAAGCATTTCGGAGTTTCCAGACAATGTATTCGACAACATCTTCCGGAACCAAAAATAAGCCGTATAGAAATGAGCGCAAATTCTTGCGTTTATAAGGGCGTTTCAAAATGGATGTTAGAAAATAAAATTTCTTGTTCAAAATTGGCCCGTTATTCAGGCGTTTCTGTTGCCTGCCTTTACAGATTTTTAACTGGGAAAGGTACGGCTAATAAGACCACAATAGATAAACTTTTGAATGTCACCAAAATGAGTTACGAAGAGGCATTTTCGGCCAAATAAAAGCGCCCCGGCCAGCGAACCACCGCCGACCAGGGCTGGCAAACCTGATTGAAAGCGGCAGTCAGGCTTGATAGAACAAATGTACCATGTTCTTTCGAGCCTGTCAAGAGGAAGGAGAAAGAATATGGATGAGAAAAGTACAATAAAAGACCTTGAGCGTCAGGCCAGCAACACTAAGCTTCTGATGGACCGCTTGACCCGGGCGGCCTATGGCATGACGTTTGATGAGCTGATCCGGTATATGGGGAGGCGTGACGATGACGCCGAATGAGGCCATCCGCCGGATCACCCAGCGAGCTATGGAGCGGCACCGGCTCTCACAAAGGGGCCTTGCCCATGAGATCGGATGCGGCGAAGGCTCTATTGCAAAGATCCTGGACGAGCAGGAGGTTCGTCTCACTCAGGAGCAATGGTTTTATTTGATGACGTTGGGAGGGAAACGGCTTGCGTGACTGGATGCTCGTGGGCGCATACGCCTGCATTATTGTAGCAATGGCGCTGATAATTTGGGACATATGGGATAGGAGAAGGAAGAAATGAGAACACGAGAAGAGCGCCGCCAGAGGGCCCGAGAGGTCCGCTGGATGATTGGAATAGGAGCAATGCTCTGCCTGACCTTCTGGGGCGGTATGGCATTTGCCTTTTGGGTCATGGGGTGATGAAATGGAGAACATCGAACATCCAGACATCACCGCTGCCATGCGGACGGGATATCCAGAATATGTGAACTCAGAGAATCAAGACAGCCCAGAGAATCGGGAGCAGTTTATCAATGAGAGACCCGATCTCCTTATCAGATGGCTTCGCCTTGGATACCCGGATATCTTAGAGGAATACATTGAAATGAACGGACCGGACTACCGGGAATGGCTGAATTAGGAGGAAGATATGGAGAGCTTTATTTTACGAGTTTTGGCTCTGCAATCAGAGCTGAAAGCGCCTAAAGGACAGACAAATAAATTTGGTGGCTATAAATACCGCTCTTGTGAGGATATTCTGGAAGCAGTAAAACCACTGTTGAAGAAATATGGGCTTGTCCTCACGGTCGGAGACGATTTGATGAATGTAGGCGACCGGTATTATATCTGCGCTACCGCAACACTTAGGGATACAGACAGCGAAGCAGCCATTAAAAACAGCGCATACGCCCGTGAAGCGTTTGAGAAGAAGGGAATGGATGAGGCTCAGATTACCGGAACCGCATCCAGCTATGCTAGAAAATACGCTCTGAATGGTCTGTTCTGTATTGACGATACCAAGGATGCGGACACGGACGAATATACTGAGCGGACCAGAAGAGGGAATGAATCACACCATGGGACGCTTTGCTCTGACTGTGGACAAACCATATTTGGGACTTTGAAACGAGATGGAAGCGATTGGCCTGCACAAGAGATCGTGACATACTCCACCGGAAGATTTGGGCGTCCCTTATGTCCGGCGTGCCAAAAGAAAGCTTTTTCGGCTGAAAAGGCGGCAAGTAAATGAATCTTACATTTCAAGATGCCAAGATACAGATGGACGGCGGGGTATGGCTCTGTATAAAAGTCAATGAGCCGGCTCTAGCCAGAAACTTCATCCTGGACAAGCAAAATCGTCTCTATGACTGCGAGATCAAGGAGCACCGGGAAAAGCGGAGCCTGGATGCCAATGCCTACTGTTGGGTCCTTTTGGACAAGCTGGCGGACGCTATCCGCTCCACGAAGGAGGAACTCTATCTCCAGAAGGTTCGGGAAGTTGGTCCATATAAGGACTTTTCATTGACCGAGGATGAAGCAAAGACTTTCCGAGTGGCATGGGAGAAGCTTGGCACCGGATGGCCCACAGAACAGGTAGACTATGGCCGAGACGGAGACCGGGTGGTGGTGAGGGCCTACTATGGTTCCTCTACCTATAACACAAAGCAGATGTCCAGACTCATTGACAGCATCGTGCAGGATTGCAAAGACCTTGGCATTGAGACGTTGCCGCCTGAAAAGCTTGCGGCTATGAAGGAGGAATGGGGACGTGCATCGTCAGACTAGGGCAACATCCATTCCGGTGAAGGTAAAGGCTGCTGTGGCCGAAAGAGACTGTAACCACGGCCCGGCAACCTGTATCCTCTGCGGTGCTCCTGGCGGTCCCCACTGTCATGTGGTGCGCAGATCTCAGGGCGGAATGGGGGTCGAGGAGAACATCGTCACCCTCTGTGATAAATGTCACTATGCTTTTGATGAAGGACTGTTTATGGACCGGCTTCGCCCGTTGGGATTTAACAGCCGGGAGGACATCCGTACTTATATCATCGACTACCTCAAAGGATTTTACCCTGACTGGAGCGAGGAGAAGGTGAGGTACAAAAAATGGGACTGACACAGTGTGAGCGAGTGCTGCACTATATGGAGGACTTTGGGACCATCAACCCCATGCAGGCCATTCAGGACCTTGGATGTTACCGCCTGGGGGCCCGTATCTGGGACCTGCGTCATGCTGGACATCCTATCTCCAGCCGTATGGTATCAGGAAAAAACAGGTATGGCGATAGTGTCAGCTATGCCGAATACAGATTGGAGAATAGAAATGCTTAACCATATCACTATTATGGGACGTTTGACCCGAGATCCAGAGCTCCGGCACACCCAGACCGGAACGGCTGTGGCCTCCTTCACTCTGGCGGTGGACCGGGATTTTAAGGACAAGGCTACTGGAGACTGCACTACCGATTTTATTGATGTGGTAGCCTGGCGGCAGACCGGCGAGTTTGTCAGCCGCTACTTCACAAAAGGTCGCATGGCCGTGGTAGATGGCCGCCTTCAGCTCCGTGACTGGACGGACAAGGACGGCAACAAACGCCGGAGTGCTGAGGTCATTGCAAACAATGTCTACTTCGGGGACTCCAAACGAGATCCTGGGTCCGATGCTCAATATGGAAATGATGAGCATGAGCAGTTTGCTGAGCTTACAGATCAGGATGGAAAACTCCCGTTCTAAGGGGGTGAAATACGATGGCAAGGGAATATTTCCCGGCCTATCACAGCTACCTGGAGGTAATGGAAGCCCTCACAGACGCTGAGAAGGGGCGACTTTTTACGGCTTGCCTATTATACAGTAAGACGGGAGAAGTGCCGCAGCTCAGTGGGAATGAGCGATATCTGTTTCCAGCCTTCAAGTCTCAGATAGACCGGGATAAGAAGTCCTATGATGAGTATTCCGCCGCCCAAGCAGAGAAAGCGAGAAAGCGGTGGGATGCAACGGCATGCAACGGCATGTCCGGCAATGCCGAAAATGCCAAAGAGAAGGAGAAGGAGAAGACGAAAAAGAAGGAGAAGGAGAATAATACCCCCCCAAGCCCCCCCAAGGGGGGCGGGGATGTGTTTGCCGAGTATGCTGGGGAGAACAGAGAGCTTTTGGCTGCGCTTCGGGACTTTGAGCAGATGCGGAAAAGTATAAAGCGTCCCATGACAGACCGGGCAAAGCGGCAGCTATGCACAAAGCTGGATGATGCGGCGTCAGGCTATGAGCGCATCGAACTTCTCAACGAGGCGGTCCTGCACTGCTGGCAGTCAGTCTATCCTAAGCAAGCGCAGGCAGAGAATACTCGAAAAAAGACGTTTGCTGAGATCGCAGCGGGAATGGAGGGCCAGACATGACGCTACAGGAGACCGCACAGATCATGGATATCCTGACTATCGCATATCCGCAGTTTTACAACGGGAAAAATGCGCCTGATCCTCAAAAAGCATTGATCTTGTGGTCAAGCATGTTTGCGGACGATGATGCGGTGGTCGTGGCCGCTGCAATAAAGGCGCTGATCGTCTCTGACCCTGGAAATTTTCCGCCTAGCATTGGGACCGTCAAGGCAAAAGTCAGACAGATCACCGCTCCACAGGAGCGGACCGAAGGAGAAGCTTGGGCGATCGTTGCAAAGGCCGTTCGCAAGCTGGACTGGAACGACCCGGAAAAGGCATATCGGTCGCTCCCGAACGACATCCAGAGATGTGTCAATGACCCATCTGTCCTGGTCGATTGGGCAAAGACGGATGAAAACACGTTTTCGACCGTAATTGCATCAAATTTCCAGCGCAGTTACAGAGCTAGACGGGCGGCAGACCGGGAGTATGATGCGCTCCCGCCGGATATCAAGGCCATGATAGGGTCGATGACAGAACAAAAGAGCCTGGAGGCAGGGAAATGCTGAGTTTTATTATCAACTACCCAACGACCAAAAAAGGGAAGTCAGAATGGAACCGAAGATTTGGACTGAACGCCTATTATGCGGGCAAGCATCCACAGAAGCGGCGGAAGGATGCCGAAGAGCTCCACATGATCGCCCGAGCAGCTATGCATAAAGCTGGGATCAGGAACAGGATGCTAGACCGACCGGTGAAGGTGAGATTTTATTGGGATGACGGCCTGGACTGCGATAATCATGCAGTTTTAGGGAAAGCGTTTCTGGACGCAATGAAAGGCTACATATTACCGGATGATAACCGGAAATGGGTCAAGATGGTGTCGCATGAGTTCTGGGATGGGGGCGCCATCAAGGTCGAGATCATGCCGGGGGGCAGGCCGTATGCATGAAAATCCATGTTGGACCTGTCAGAAAGCATGCGGAGGGTGCTCCTGGAGCCGCAGCTTCTCTCCGGTGCCGGGCTGGAGGGAGTGAGTGTATGACCTGGAGAAAAATCGATGGCTATCAATACCCTTACCGCATTAACGAGGAGGCCCAGGTCCAGAAGTGGGACGGAAAACAGTGGATCGATATCAGGGCAAGAATCAGCGGAAACCGGGCGGTGGTCTACCTGCGGACAGTGGAAGGGAAACAGTACAAGGCGGCTCTTGTGCGGCTAATGGATGATGCCTTTTGGGAAGGCCGGGCAAAGCGGGATGGACTACATATCACACACCGAAACGGCGTCAAGCTGGATTGTGAGCTGAGAAATCTTGTTGCGGTCAAACCAGGACAGGCTGGGCGAAAATATCATGGACGGCCCCATAAAAGGCCCGTTATTCGCCTGGACCTGCACGGGAATGAAGTGATATATCCAAGCGTCACCGATGCGGCCAGGAAGAACAGCTTGTCTATCTCTGCTATGGACAGGAGGCTATACCATGGTGTGCTAGACCCCAGAGGATATCGGTTCGAGCTTTTGAATCAGCGTAGAAAACGAAAGGAGAAAACAGCATGATCGAGGACGTTCGGGCTGCCCTGCTGGGCGACCACGAGGCGGCCAGACGGCTGACGGAGGCGGGGGTGCTGCTGCCGTGTCCGTGCTGTGGCAGTGAGGCTAAGTTCAAAAAGGGTTTTCCAAGCCGTCAGATCGCACATTGCCGACAAGCGGTAGTGCAATGCAAAAAGTGTGGAGTCCGGACTGTTACGCATAGACAGCTTCCGATGGAACGGTGGCAAGATGTAGACAGAGCAGCTATTGAGGACTGGAACACCCGCGCGCCGATCCTGAGCGCGGAGGAGATGGAGATGCTGGAGGGAATGAAAAGTGGCGATTAAGAATTATACGACCACCATTGATGTCTATAAAAGCCTGGGGGAAATCCAAGGGGCACTTGCCAGCCATGGGGCACGGAAGATCATGGTAGACTATGACGCGGCGGGGCATCCCATTGGTGTTATGTTTGGCATTGAGACACAGGACGGGCCACGCGGGTTCGCACTCCCGGCCAATGTGGAGGGCGTTCGAGCGGTATTCGCCCGACAGAAAGTGAAAGCAACTCCGGGGCAGGCCGAGCGCACAGCCTGGCGCAACGTGCGGGACTGGATTATGGCACAGATGGCGATTATCGAGGCCGGACAAGTCCAGCTCGACGAGGTGTTTTTGCCTTATTTGACAGACGGGAAGGGCCGGACGCTGTACCAGCTCTATCAAGGCGGATACTTGGCGCTTGGGGATGGAAAGGAGGCCCAGCCATGACGCGGGAAGACGCGGTTGAGATTCTGACGACAGCCAGGGAGATGTATCCTGGAAAATCGGTAATCAGGGACGCATTTACGCTGGCCCTCTCCGCCCTCCGTCCCGTCAGCCGGGAGCAGTTATCTGAGTTTAAGACTTGCGATCTGGTAGACGAACTAAGAAAGCGTGAGGGCGTAGAAACACACATCGCAGAGCCGTACCAAGATGTGACAGTCTCAGTAAACGGCCCTGCGGTGGTGCTGGTAGTTATAGATTAGACCCTGGAATATCCATACCTACCCTTGATAAATGAGTGGAAGTATTTTCCGTGGGACCCTGCGGACATGAGCCCAGCATATACAGACTGCGGGACACCGAAATAGGCGTAGGTGCCACCCTTATGAAATGAGATGTAGAGAGTCCCATTTTCATATCCGATACTGGCTATGTCCGTTGAGGAAACTGGATGCATGACCATGAAATCACCTCACTTTCCACGCAGTTAAATAATACTACACAGAATGGAGGATTTGTAGATATATGGGGAAAATCAGCCGGGATAAGGTGGAGAAGGTCTGGAGGGGTGTGTGGAAACACTATTTGCCGCCTTTGGGAGCTGGAAATATACAGTGCCGATGTACAAAATGCGGGAGAACCCCTGATGTAGAAACACCTTTCTGCGCATGGTGCGGCGCTCCCATGACGGACGAGGCCGTGGATATGGTGATGGAGAGATTGGAGGCGTTGAAAGATGACCAGGCCTGAATTTATTGCCCTGATTGGTCAGGATATCGTGGTAGATTATCCATTTTTCAAGGAAATCCAGCGGTGGAGTATGAAAAATTTTTCCTATGACCCTAATACAGACACTATCACTCATAACCGTTTGCTTGTAAATGCAGAGGTCATGATTCCGCGCATGAGCAATCCCCACAAAGGGAAGGCCACGCATGGTTAAGGAGGCGCTGAAAGATGGACCGGAACAATGAAACTATTCGGTTGGCAAAGAAAGCCGCTGACGCATGGAAGCAAACTGACACATATCATCAAGCGGCTCAAATCATTGATATGCTGATTTCTGCATTGGAGGGAGATCCCACCCTCACCCCGCCGAACGAGCCGCTGACGAGAAAAGGAGATGAAAATAGTGAACGGTGAGATTTGGAAGCCAATCGTGGGATATGAAGGGCTGTATGAGGTCAGCAATAAAGGAAGAGTTCACTCTCTTCCAAGAATGGTTCACTATAATTCTGGATATGAAAAACGAAATAACGGGAAAATATTAACTCCTTCAAAGGCTTCTAAGTATAAGAACTGTGACTATTATCGGGTATCGCTTTCAAAAGATAACAAGGCAAAAGCGATCCCAGTACATAGGTTAGTCGCAGAACACTTTATCCAAAGAAAAGAAGGGTGCAATTTTGTCAATCACATTGACGGAAACAAGCACAACAACAGTGCAGACAATCTTGAATGGGTGACCTCAAAGGGCAATAAACTTCATGCGGTTTATACGGGTCTTGATATTCCGTATTTTGGGATTAAAAAAGTATACTGCATAACAAACGGAGAGGTTTATCCGTCAGCATCGTTTGCCGCAAGAAAATTGGGATTACTTGACACCTCAATCGCAAAAGTGTGCAGAGGAAGATATAAACATACTGGAGGGATGGTGTTTCGATATGTCTGATAATAGAGCATTAACGCTGGAGCAGCTGCGGGAGATGGAGCAATCAACCCCTGTCTGGTGGGATTATATTCCGTGTTGGGTATTGGTGCGTAGAGGGTCAGTTTTGGCTTTTGGAAGCGAGCCGCACAAAGTGGAAAATCTTTTGGGGAACTTTTATCGCCGCCCGCCGGAGGGAGAGGAGGAACCATGATGGACATTGAGAAGTTGATCGTCAGCCTTAGATCCCCGTCATGGCAGGATCTTGAGGACCCGGACGCAACCCTTTTAGATGATGCAGCCACCGCCCTCTCCACGCTCCAGGCCGAAAACGAGAGGCTGAAATCCCTGCTTGGTGAAAGCGGGCAAGACCTATGGAGCAAGGAAAACCAACGCGCGGACCGCTTAGAGGCCGAAAACGAGAAGTTGCGGGCCGAGCTGGAGCAGGCTCGTGAATCACTGGATTTTGCGCGCACAAAAGATGCTGAAATTGTACGCCTTGGAATGGAGCTGGAGCAGGTGAAGCGGGAGAATGAAATCCTAAAACATGCATTACAAAATTGGCACGAGGAGGACTGACATGGAACGGTTGAGTGACTTTGCTGCTGATATTGTCAATGATCTGTATGAAAATTCTGATTGGTACGGCGACCGCTCTTTGATAGAAGCTGCCATTAACCGCCTCGCAGCCTACAAGGACACGGGGCTGGAGCCGGAGGAAGTCAATGTTATCGCTGGCCTTGCGTCTGAGAACTGCGCAAAGGTAGCGGACAAGATAGACCAGCTTCTTTCCGATGACAAAGAGCTGGAGCAATATCGCGCTCTCGGCCCCATTGACCGCCTCCGCGAACTCAAACAGGCTGACGATGAGGGGCGGTGCGTGGTGCTGCCATTCAAACCTCCGAGATGGGTTTATGTGTGCAGTACACGCTTCCCAAAACCGGCACAAGCCCATTATGCAAGCGCCATCAATGTTTTGCAGGATATGGACAAAGGGTGTGTATTTGGAGATACCCAAGAAGAAGCAGCGGCCGCACTACGGAGGGAGCTAGAATGAGTACATTTGGAGATTGTCCAAAACAATCAATTTATGAAGATATTTGTTACCACCAGAGTCAAAATAATATCTCCAAGGTAGAACTTATGACAATGTTGGCTGAAATTATTGCCTATATAGGGGAGAATTTTGAATGAAGGAGTACATCGAGAGGGCGGCCGTTCTGAAAGTCCTGGAGGAATATTACCCTGGAGTAGATGAGCGACTACATATTGTCAAGGATATTACGTCTATCCCCACCGCCGACGTTGCGGAGGTGCGGCACGGGAGATGGATTGACGGGGTATGTTCCGAATGTGGATTTGACGCAATGTATTACAAGGGTATCCAAGCTCAGGTTTATACAGACTATTGCCCTTCGTGCGGCGCTCGCATGGGCGAGGAGGACGAGCATGAGGCCGATTGATGCAGATAAATTACCACTTGATATTATGCCGGAGGATGTAGATAAGGCCCCCACCATCGACGCCGTGCCTGTGGTCAGGTGCGCCCGATGCAGGCACGGCGAAGCATTCAAAACCTTCCCCGGCGGGATATTCTGCCCGTACATCAAGGATACGGTCCCGCCAGATGGATATTGCTACATGGGGGAGGAAGACCACTATGACTAAGTGCTGCGCCACCTGCGCCTGGTACGAGGAGTTCCAGGGCGTGTGCTGTAACGGGGATTCCCCACACCGCGCCGACTTCATAGAACCGGATCAGCGGTGCAGGGAGTGGGAAAGGAAGGAGGACGGCCATGAGCAGTGAACTGTGGCTTGGCTATGTGGTGGAGGATGATATGTTGGAGCCAACAAAACATAAGGAGGATGCCAACATGGATAAGCATATTGGTGATGTCACCGAAATGGTTCGCCCTCGCATTTGTGAGGTGCTGGGGGTTGAGAAGGGAGAGAGGTTTGACGCTGGCCCATATAAAGACGCCTATATAGATTCGTTTGGAACCATACGAACGAACATGGGTACGCTGATGGACGCTGATCGAGTGTGCGAACTCATCAACCACCCAGACCGCATCATCCGCAAGCCCCGCTGGACGGAGCAGGAGGTGGAGATAGTGAAGAACCTGCTTGAAGTGGTTGGCCCCGCAGAATTAAGAAAAGTTGCCGATATGGTAACAATGAAAGTTGACGGGAAGATCATCTATCTTCGCAAAGACGCATTCCCATCGCTGAAAAATGAGATGGTCGTTACACTTTACGAAATCATCGGAGGTGCGGAATGAGTAAGCACTGGATAGATAATGGGGATTCATGGATTTGTCCAATTTGCGCACATGAAGAAGAAAACCCCAATAAATTTCCTAATTCTGAATGTCCAGTTTGTGGATTTCAGGACCCAAAAGATGCAAACAAGGACCAGCAGGTCAAAGCTGACGCAGGAAAGCCTCGCCCTACGCTCACTCCCGTCAGCCTGATCGATGCTGTGACAGCGGTCCGCATGTACGGAAACGAAAAGTACCATGATCCTGAGAACTGGCGGCAAGTGGAGCCGCAGCGTTACAGGGACGCACTCTACCGGCACTGGCTGGCCTATCTCAAGGGTGAGAAGTGCGATCAGGAAAGCGGCCTGCCTCACCTGTGGCATTTGGCTACAAACGCGGCGTTTTTGATTGAGATGGAGAGCTCCATCCACGACGGGGAGGGCGGACAGCGTGAGGAGGGATAGCCTTTGACCAGCCAAGGAATAGAAACATTTCTCTCCTATCTACGAGAAACCGAGCAACGATACCATATGTCCGAAGTGAACGAGCAGGAAGCAAATAATGAGACTCAGGATATCCTACATAGCTTGGAGCTTCAGGATCATGACTATCACGACTTTGCTCGTCTATCGAAGGAGCTGAGAGGAGTTCGCCAGAAAAGACGGGCTGCAAAAGACACTATGAGTGAGACGGCCCCGGTGCTTGATTGGATAGACCAAAACCGCCCAACAATCAAAAGCCTTGAACGACTCCTGGGTGATGTGCGGAAAGCTGAGAAGAGCACTGCCAATCGAATCTATACTCCCAGGGCGAGGAGGGATAGCCCTTGAACGAGTTCCCGGAGAGGCTGAGGAGGCTGAGGGAGAGAAATGGGTTGAAAATGTGCGCTTTATCTGAGTGCTGCGACCTAGATAGAAATGCAATCGGAAGATTGGAGCGAGGAGAAATAGAGCCATCCAGGAAAGCATTAGAAGGACTGGCTGACCGGTTTGATGTTTCGGTTGATTACTTATTGGGGCGCACGGACTGGCCGAATAGCCCACCGAAAAGCCAAAAACTTTTATCATCTCATAAAAAATTTTGATAGATTCACACATTTGTGAAAAATATGACTTGTACATGCGACAATGGGAGCATGGGGGCATACCCTGTGCTCCCGATCTCTTTCTCCTTTTGCTGAGAGCGCCTAGGCACTGGGAAAGAGTGAGGTGCCCGCCTCTCGGCTCCATACAAAGACGGAAAGCAAAAATGCGTGAAAATATAATCGGGAAGTGCAAATAAAAACCGCCCCACTAGGGGGCGGAATCTCCAAATCGTTCAACTGGAATATTTAATGCATTGGCCAATCTGATGGCTGTTTTAACCTCGATCTGACCGAGGTCGATCTCTCCGGACTCATATTTCGCAATAGACCGTCGGCTGGTTCCGGCCATATCTCCAAGAGCCTGCTGGGTCAGACCGGCGGATTTTCTGATGGATTTAAATTCCTGCCCTGTCATATTTACTCCTTCCAAGGGAGCTCACGCCCGTTTTTATAGCACCAGCCCTTGTTCTCGTCGTATTTGATATAGCTGTAATCATTGAGAGAATGAGCCAGTTCTGCTCGATAGGTTTGTTCATCGCTAAAATAAACGCAGCCATCCTCGTCCTGCTCAATCCAGTATCCGTTTCCATCATAAATTGTCTTCATATCATTTACCTCCTTGGATTTTCCATCTTGATAGTATTATTATATGCCTTTTAATTCGCATTTTCAATTGACGAAACAAACAAAAATGTGACTTTTGATTCTCACATTTGCACAATATGCCTCTCCTCGCCGCATGAGGCGGGCGCTGTACCATTGAGCGGTGGAGGAATAGGTAGACGCAAGTAAGGGCATAACGGTACCCGCTCAAACAGGCCCGCGGAAAGCCTGACCAAACCCGCAGCATACCCCGAAAGGGGTATATATACCGCCCCACAGTTGCAGGAGACGGGGGCGGGATAGGAGATCTAGGAAATGGATTATAAATCAAAACGATGGAAGCGATTAAGAGAGAAGATATTGCGAAGAGACCGATATCTATGTAGAGAGAGCAAGAGATATGGTCGGATGGTAGAGGCAACAACAGCACACCATGTTTGGCCGGTGGAGCAGTACCCGGAATACCAATGGTGCGAATGGAATCTGATTGCCCTATCAAATGAAGAGCACAACGCAATGCACGACAGAGACACGGGAGAACTGACAGAGAAAGGGGAATGTTGGAGGCGGAAGATCACCCCCCCACCCCCTCCCCCGGGGTAAATCCACCCCTAAGGGACCGGTGAGGGGAACTCTTTCCAACTCTGAGACCATTTTTTGAGAAAGGGGTGTAAGAATGACAGCGGTCCAATGGAAGCGCCTTGTAAAAAAACAGCTCACCGCGCTGGGGAACGAAGAAAAAGCATACGACTCTGTTATCTCCACCCTGGCGGACATCCTTGAACAAAGGGATGCCGTATATAAGCAATACAGAGATGAGGGCTGTCAACCCGTCCGGGAATACACCAACAAAGGGGGCGCAACCAATATTACCAAGAACCCTCTTTTAGTGCTCTGGGACGATCTGAATAAATCCGCTTTGGCGTACTGGCGGGAGCTCGGTATGACGCCCAGCAGCTACAAAAAAATGACTGGAGACGGGCCGAAGAAGGAAAGGCCCAGAGGGCTGGAGCAAGCTCTTGCCAAAATCGAAGCCTAAAAACTGGGATGCTGTCCTAGAGTACGCCACATCGATACAAAACGGGACAAAAATCGCCTGTGAAGAGCTGAAGCAGGCGGTTGACAGATTCTTTCGGGATCTGGATAACCCAGACTATGAACTCAATCACAAGGACCCAGAGTTTTGCATCCAGGTCATTGAAAAGACCATCTGCCACCAACAGGGAGAAAAGCTGGATGGAACGCCGTTGCGGGGAACTCCATTCCTCTTGGAGCCGTTTCACAAGTTTATCATTTATAACCTGGTTGGGTTCAGGCTTAAAGGCACTAATATTTTACGATTCCACGAAGCACTCATTTATATTCCAAGAAAAAACATAAAGACATCGTTTGCCGCTGCACTGTCCTGGGCTTTATCCCTCCTGTTTCGAAGGTCAGGCTCTAAGATGTATATTGCATCCGCAGCCCTGATGCAATCGTTAGAGTCATTCAATTTCTTGAACTACAACGTAAAGCGGATGGGAGAGGATTCTCGGGATGGTGGGTCTGTGCGGGTCATAGACAACAATAACGAGCACAGCCTGTCGGCCACACTGGGAGACGGATCATTCTATATTCGGGCGCTGGCCGCTAACCCAGACAGTCAGGACTCATTAAACTGCAACATTGCTATCTGCGATGAGATCCACGCGTTTAAACAGCCGAAGCAGTACAACCTCTTCAAGGAGGCCATGAAGGCATATACCAACAAGCTCCTGATTGGAATTTCAACTGCCGGAGACAACGAACAGGCGTTTCTTGGGCAACGATTGAAATATTGCAGGAAGATCCTGAATGGAACTGTAAAGGATGAACAGTACTTCATTTTCATGTGCTGCGCCCCAGAGGGGGTAAAAGACGGGAGTGTAGATTATACAGACCCTAAAATCCACGAGATGGCAAATCCAGCTTATGGGGTGAGCATCCGGCCAGATGAGATCCTGAATGATTCGTTGCAGGCGCAGAATGACCCACAACAGAGGAAAGACTTTTTCGCAAAGTCGCTGAACGTTTACACAAATGCATTGGCCGCCTATTTTGATATCGATGAATTCCGCAAGAGCGACCGGCAGTACAGTTGGACGATGGAAGACTTGGCGAAACTCCCTATCACATGGTATGGAGGAGCAGACCTGTCAAAGCTTTACGACCTGACCGCAGCAGCACTCTATGGCACGCTGAAAGGATACCGAAGAAAAGATAACAAGACAGTTGATGTAGATATTATCATCCCACATGCGTGGTTCCCGGTGGTTGCCGCCCACAAAAAGGCTGATGAGGATGGGATACCCCTTTTCGGGTGGAAGGATGATGGATGGTTGGATCTATGCAACAGCCCAACAGTCAATCATGCCGATGTGATCAACTGGTTTATCGCCATGCGAAAAAAGGGGTTCAAAATCAAGCAGGTCGGACACGACCGAAAATTCTGCCGTGAGTATTTCCTGGGGATGAAGCAGGCAGGATTTAAAATTTTGGATCAGCCCCAATACTTCTATAAGAAATCAGAGGGCTTCCGGTACATTGAAGATCGGGCAAAAAATGGAGAACTTTATTATCTCCATTCGGAAGCATACGAATACTGCGTACAGAATGTGAGAGCGGTTGAAAAGACAGATGATATGATCCAGTACGACAAGGTACAACCAGAGCAAAGAATTGATATATTTGATGCCTCTGTGTTTGCCTGTATTCGGAAGCTGGAGGACATGGAGCGAAGAGACAGAGCGAAACGCTGGTTCGAGGAGGAATAACTGTTGAGCAGAAAAAAACGAAGCAACCACACGACGGCACGCGGACACCCCAATTCAGCGGTTAGCTTCCTGCTCTCGAATGACGCATACGACATGCTGTGCGTTTCGGGATATACCAGGTTGGCCGATAACCCAGAAATACAGATGGCAGCCGGGCGCATTGCTGACTTGATGGGCTCTATGACCATCCATCTTATGCAGAACACGGAAGACGGGGATGTACGGATAAAAAATGGCCTGTCCCGTAAGCTGGATATCAACCCGAGCGGAAACCTTACCAGATCCGCCTTTATCTCGACAGTAGTCCGGACACTCCTTATAGACGGAGATGGGAACTGTGTGGTTTATCCCAAATTTTCAAGGAGTGGGGATTTGATTGAGGATTTGGAGATCCTGCCTCCCTCCATGATCTCGTTTGTCCCAGATGGGAGAAGCTACTACATACGATATGGAGATCAAACTTTTAGGCCGGACGAAGTATTGCATTTTGCAATCAATCAAGACCCGGAGACTCCGTGGCTAGGCCATGGATACCGCGTAACGCTCAAAGACGTTGCCCATAACCTAAAGCAAGCGGCGGCAACCAAAAGAGGATTTATGGAGTCCAAATGGAAACCGTCTATTGTTGTAAAGGTCGATGGTCTGACGGATGAGTTTTCGAGCAAAGAAGGACGAAAAAAGCTGCTCGACAGTTACCTGGAGACCTCTGAAGCCGGCGAGCCCTGGATGATCCCGGCGGAAATGTTTGACGTAAAGGAGATCAAGCCACTCACACTGAATGACCTAGCGATCAACGACTCAGTCACAATAGACAAACGGACTGTAGCTGGGATTATTGGAGTCCCGCCATTTGTGGTTGGAGTCGGAAGCTACAACAGGGACGAATGGAATAACTTTGTTGACAGCAAGCTTATGCCTCTATCAAAAAGGATAGAGCAGGAACTGACACTTAAGCTCCTGTATTCCCCTGATCTTTATTTTCGATTCAATTCCCGGACGCTCCATGCCTACGACATGAAAGACATGGCAAGTATCGGGCAGGAATTGTATGTAAGGGGAATCATGACGGGGAACGAGGTCAGAGATTGGCTTGGCATGACTCCGCTGACTGGACTTGACGAGCTGGTCATCTTGGAAAACTACATCCCGCGAGGGATGATCGCGGATCAAGCTAAACTGAATGGAGGTGAGAACAGTGAATAGAGAAGATATGCAGACGAGGAGTATATCAGGTGCGTTCAAAACCAGGACGGAAGAGGGCGGAGATCTTTATATCGAGGGATATTTCTCCGTTTTTGACAGCAATTATGATTTATGGCCTGGGGCATCTGAGAGTGTGGCGCGCGGGGCGTTTTCCGATGCCCTGGAGGGGGATGTCAGGGCTCTTGTAGACCACGAGACGCGGCTTGTGCTAGGCAGGACTACGGCTAACACGCTAGAGCTGCGCGAGGATAACCATGGACTATGGGGCCGCATTAAAATCAACAGAGATGACAGCGATGCAATGAACCTGTACGCTCGTGTGCAAAGGGGAGATATTACTCAGTGCTCGTTTGGGTTCTCTATCCTTGATGAGGAAACAGAGAATCGAGAAGACGGAAGTGTCCACTGGACCATCCGAAAAGTAAAACTGTATGAAGTGAGCGTCTGCACTTTCCCGGCCTATGAAGATACCGGAGTGGTGGCGAGAAAGCGAGACTATGAGGACATCCAGAAGAGAAAGACTGAGGCATGGAGAAACGCATTGCTCAAAAGACTGAACCCAGGCCAAAGTCAACCGAATGAAACGGGAGGGAAATAACATGGCATTAAAAGCATTGGTCCTGAAGAAGAGACTCAACGAAAAGAAAGAACAACTGGAGGAGCTTAGAAGGGCGGCTGAACAGCTCCAAACCAGGGAAGCCGAACTGGAACAGTCTATCAATGAGGCCGAAACGGACGAGGAAAAGGCCGCGGTCGAGGAGGCGGTGGAACAGTTCGAGCAGGAAAAGGCCAAAAATGAAGCGGCCGCCGGAAAGCTGGAGGGCGAGATCAAAGGAATTGAAACCGAGATCGAGGAACTGGCCAGAAACGCACCTAAGCCCCAAAATCCAGAAAAACGAGAGGAGAATTTTGATATGGAAACCAGAACCTTTTTTGGCCTGGATGCACAGCGGCGCGATGCTTTCTTGGCCCGGCAGGATGTAAAGGACTTTCTGACAAGAGTGCGTGAGCTTGGGAAGCAGAACCGCTCTATTACCGGAGCGGAGCTGACCATCCCGGACGTTATGCTTGGCCTGATCCGCGAGAATATCAGCAAATACTCCAAGATGATCTCTCGCGTTAATCTGCGGAGCGTGCCCGGAACGGCTCGGCAGAACATCATGGGCACAGTCCCCGAAGCCGTCTGGACCGAGATGTGCGCCAAGCTGAACGAGCTGGAGCTTTCCTTCAACCAGATTGAGGTGGACGGCTACAAGGTCGGCGGCTTTATCGCAATTTGCAATGCGACCCTGGAGGACTCCGACCTCTCTCTGGCGAGTGAGATCATGGAGGCGCTTGGTCAGGCAATCGGCTATGCGCTGGACAAAGCTATCCTTTACGGGACGGGAAAGAAGATGCCGATCGGCGTAGTGACCCGGCTGGCTCAGGCCACAGAGCCTGACGACTGGGGTGCAAATGCTCCGGATTGGAAAGATGTCCACACCAGCAATATCGTCAAGCTGACTGCGGCCACTGGCGCTGATCTCTATAAGTCCATCATCCTGACCGCAGGTGTCGCCCGGTCTACTTATGCCAGAGGCAGCTTGACTTGGGTCATGAACGAGACCACAAAGGCAAAGCTTACTGCGGAGGCTCTGGTCATCAATGCGGCGGGTGCTATCGTCTCCGGTCAAGGGAATACCATGCCGGTCCTGGGTGGTGACATTGTCACCTTGGACTTTGTCCCTGATAACGATGTGATCTTCGGCTATTTTGACCTGTATCTCCTGGCCCAGCGCGCCGGAACCACCCTGGCTCAGAGTGAGCATGTGCGTTTTATCGAGGACCAGACTGTGTTTAAGGGTACGGCCCGCTATGATGGTATGCCCGTGTTTGGTGAGGCTTTTGGCGTCCTGAATATCAATAACACCGCCCCTACCACAAGTGTGACCTTCCCGCCTGACAGCGCAAACCCTTAACAGCGTCCCTGGCTACGCTGGGGCTTGGGACGCTGACTCTGACGCCGACCTTTGATCCCGGTGTGACAGAGTATAGCACCAGCACCACAAATCAGAGCAATACGGTCACCGCGACTGGGGCGAATGGCTCCACCGTCTCCATTACGGTCAATGGAGCGCCGCACAAAAATGGGGCATCAGCTACTTGGGAAGAGGGACCTAACACTGTCAAAGTGACAGCGAAAAACAACACCGGAGAAAAGGTCTACACTGTAACTGTGACAAAGACGGGGGCTTGATATGGGCTGCGCATTTTATGAGGCCCAGGCGCTGGAAATCCTGAAAATAGATCTTCAACGCCTGGGCCCGCTGCCCGGCGACAGCACATATCTCTTGTCCCTCCTCAGGGCGGCAAAATCAAACCTGGGTAGGCAGGGGGTTGAGGAGAGCGGAGACGAAGACTATTTGCAGCTTGTGGTAGGGACCGCTGCCTGGATGTACCGGAAGCGGATCAACGGGGAGTCTGAGCCCATCTACCTGAAAAGGATGCGTCACGATCTGCTCATATCTCAGAAAATGAGGGGTGAGGAAAATGCTCCATGACTCCGGGATCGTGACTATCTACAGGGTATCCGTGGATGAGAATGGCCCGCCGCCCAAAGTGGAAAAGCTCGTGAAGAGATCTACTCATTATTTTGGAGAAATGACAGTCGGAATCCAGAGGTATTATGAAGCGGCAAAGGTGGGCCAGCAAATCGACCTCCTTATCGAGATATGGAGAGACCCAAACATTAAAACTCGGGATATTGCCCAAATAGAAGACCGATTTTATTTCATTCGGCAAATCACCCCAACAAAAGATGAAGATGGGATTTTGGTCACGCGGCTCTCACTTGAGGAGGATGACTCCGGGACCTGGAGTGCAAAGCTATGAGTATAAAACCAGATCAACTCGTTTCCGTTATCATGGGCACTCTTTCGGATTATGAAGATGAGATCTCGGAGGGCGTCAAAAAGGACATCGAAAAGGCCGGGAAGGAAGCCCTGAAAGAAGTAAAAGCAAGGTCTCCTCAGAAGACTGGGCGGTACAAGAAAGGATGGAGGATGGGAAAGAGAAGAAATGGAACATCCTCAAAAAGCAGCGGGGTCGTGATCTACAATAAAACGGATTACCAGCTGACACATCTCCTTGAACACGGCCATCAGAAAGCGAACGGAGGAAGGGTAGAAGGGAAACCACACATCAGGCCGGCCGAAAAAGCGGCTGAAAAGATGTTAGTCAGGGATATCACAAACACGATAAGGGGGGCCTCGGTCTGATGAATTATCAAGAGCTGGATGAAATTCTGAAAGAGACTGGGGTCCCCTTTACATTCCACCACTGGGAGAATCCTGGTCCACCGCCCTACGGGGTATATCTTGATGATTACACAGAAAACTTTGCTGCGGATAACATCTCCTATTTCGAGATATCTCACTGCAATGTGGAGCTCTACACAAGGCAAAGGGACCCTGAGATTGAGAAGAAAATTGAAAAAACGCTGAATAAGCACGAGATATACTGGGACAGAATGTGTTCCTATATCGAGAGCGAAAGCCTGTATCAGACAACATACGAAATTGAGGTGTAATTATGGCATCCAACAAGGTTAAATTTGGACTGAAAAATGTCCACTATGCGCTCCTGACTGACGATGATGGCACCATCACATATGAAACACCGGTCCCCATTCCCGGCGCGGTGAGCATGTCACTTGCCCCCCAGGGTGAAACAAATACATTCTATGCGGATAATATCGCCTATTATGTATCGACAGCCAACAACGGGTATCAGGGGGACTTGGAGATCGCAGTTATTCCAGATTCTTTCCGCAAGGACGTGTTGGGAGAAACAGAGGACGAAACCTCCAAAGTCCTGATTGAGAACGCAAGCGCGGAGGCAAAGCCCTTTGCTCTGCTCTATCAGTTTGAAGGAGACCAGAAAGCCAGCCTGCGGGTCCTGTACAACTGCTCTGCCGCCCGCCCCAATGAGGACGGGTCTACGATCAGCGAGACAAAGACCCCCAGCACGGAAACGCTGTCCATCACCGCTTCCCCGCTGGCGGATGGAAAAGTCAAGGCAAAGACCACAGACACCACGACTGAAACTGTGATCCAGAATTGGTTCAAGTCTGTCTGGCAGCCTAGTGTTGGGGTGTAAGGATGGAAACTGAAATTCTGATCGATGGGAAAAGGATCAAGTTTCGGGCTACTGCCGCAGTCCCCCGGCTGTACCGCATCAAATTCAGGCGGGATATCATTCAGGACATGAAGGTCGTACAAAAGGCCATGGAACGAAAAGACCGAGATTCTGAAAATATCCCTCCCGAGGCGCTGCAACTGTTTGAAGACATGTCCTACATCATGGCAAAACATGCGGGGAAAGATGAGGTGCCGGAGTCACCAGATGAGTGGTTGGATGGCTTTAATACATTCTCAATCTATCTTATCTTTCCTGTAATTCGTTCTTTGTGGGAAGGGAATGTGGAGTCACTTGCAGAAGCTAAAAAAAAACTAGAGCAGTAGACCGGGAGATCACGACTCCTCTTTTGATGCTTAGGGCGGTCCAGCTTGGAATATCTATTCGGGACCTAGACCTACTCACTATCGGAATGATAAATGATATGTTTGTAGAGGCAGAGAACGACAAGCTGGACCATCCAGTTATCGCAACACAAGAAGATATGGACCGCTTTTAGGAGGCGCAAATGGCCAATAATATTCGGGGCATTACAATCGAAATCGGTGGAGATACCACAAAACTTGATAAAGCGCTGTCTGGGACCAACAGAAAGCTAAACGAGACCCAGAAGGACCTAAAAGCGGTCGAAAAGGCATTGAAGATGGACCCGGGCAACACCGAGCTTTTGGAGCAGAAACAGAGGTTACTTGCAAATGCCGTAGAAGCGACTGGAGAAAAGCTAAACACACTGAGGGAAGCCGCAAAGAGCGCAGATGAAGCGCTGGCACGCGGTCAGGCATATGAAGCAAAATATGCTCCCCTAAAACAGGAAATAGATGAAGTATCCGCATCTCTTAAGGGGTTGCAGGCCAACCAAGAACAGATGTCGAGAGACCTTGCATCCGGGAAGATATCAACCGAGACTTATAATAATTTCCGAAAAACCATTTACGAGACAACGCAAACCCTGAATGGTCTAAAGGAAAAGCAAAAAGAAGTTGAGGCGGAATTTTCGGGCGCAAAGATGAACCAGCGTCAGTATGACGCCTTACAGAGAGAATTGGCCGAAACAGCAAAAGAGTTCGAAGATGCTGAGGAGGCTGCCGATAATTTCAGTGTAGCAGCATCAAAAATTAGTTCAAACGCAGGAAGCATTGCAGACGGAGCCAGTAAAATCCAAAATGCAACGAAAGGAATCTCAACAGCGGCAGCCGGAGTACTGACCGCAGCTGCGGCAACAGTTCCAGCGACAGAAGAACTGAGAACATCGTTGTCTATGCTGGAGAATAATGCTCGTCAAGCTGGAGTTGGGGTAGATGCCACAAAAAAGGCTTTTGAAGACCTCTATGTGGTATCTGGTGAAACAGATAGCAGTGTGGAAGCCGTTTCCAACCTCCTCCAGTCTGGATTTACTGAGAGCAATCTGCAAAAAGCGGTGGAGGGTCTTGCAAATGCCGCCACCACATTTCCAGACACGATCAAAATTGAGAGTCTTGCTGACAGCTTGCAGGAAACGATCGCAACCGGGAGCGCAACCGGACAGTTCGCTGAATTACTGGACCGAATGGGAATTGGAGCAGAAAATTTCTCCGAAAGTCTCGCCCTCTGTACAGATCAGACACAGAGGCAGCAGCTTGCACTTTCTGTTCTTGTTGATGGGCCGCTTCACGGCGCATATGAAGGTTGGAAGCAAAATAATGAGAGCCTTACAGAAAATAGAGAGTCTTCACTGAGATTCCAGGAAGCGATGGCGGATTTGGCTGAAACAATCCTGCCAACAATTACTGAGATTGTGGAATTGATGTCGGATTTACTCGGTTTGTTCAACAATCTTCCGGACGGGGTTAAGGCCGCGACTGGAGTAACCTTACTTTTCGTAGCAGCATTGGGGCCGATTGCAGGCATGATTGCAGCAATAGCAACTGTGACATCGGTAGCGGGGGCGTCAATGACAGCTTTTCTCCCGGTAATTTTGGCCGTAACAGCAGCACTTGTTGCATTAGCGGTCATCATTGCCACCATAACAGGGAAAAGCGATGAAATGAATAGGTCCCTAAGCTCCGTTGGACGAGGGAGTGGATTTGGTGGAAGGTCCCTGACCCTATCAACCGAAGATGTGCCGCACCTTGCCAGCGGCGGTGTAGCTAAAAAGAACAGCCCGTTTTTAGCTGTGGTGGGAGACAATACACAAGAGGACGAGATCATTGCTCCCTATTCTACGGTCAAACGGGCGGCAACACAGGGAATCTTGGAAAGCGGCGTGCTCAATAGCCAGAGAGGGCCGAAGACGGCGGTCATGGCGCTGGATGGCCGGACCTTTGCCAGATTGGAGACTCCCTATATCCTGGAGGAGTTCAACAGGATCGGCGTAAAATTCCAAAAGTAAGGAGTGAGCCTATGGCGCAGCTCATGTGGGTGGTCATGGATGGAATGACCTATAAAGTGCGGGTTAAATCAAATGAGCCGTTTGAAGAGTCGTTCCGGATAGAGGATGGCGAAAATAACATGATCCTGCTCAACGGAGAGGAAAGCCGGGATGTCCTCGGGACCTACTACGACCATACCCTATCCATTGAACCGGACCCCCGGTATCTGTCTGATTATGACAGCTTCTACGAAGCGATAAGCGCACCGGTAGACTACCATACGATCACTATGCCGCATGGTCAGACGGATATGTCCTATAAGGCAAAAGTAGTAAGTGGGTCCCATAAGCTGAGGGGAAAAATCAATGGGAAGAGATACTATTATGGGCTCCAGGTCCAATTCCAGCCCCTTGCCCCTCAGCGTGAGCCGAGCTGAGGTGGACTATGGCACGCAACAAGATAGTTTATCGGGGAACCACCTATGACCGGCTTGCGGCTGGGACCGTATATCTCTCCAAATCTCTGCTAGGGGATGAGCTGGAACCAAATACGCTCTCCGTTACAGTGGAAACAGAAAGCAAGGCACTTTTAAGCTTTGAGATAGATGATCCAGTCACCTATTTTTATCAGGACAACAAGAGAGGGACATTTTACCTGCAAAACGTTACTCAGGTCGCATGGAACAAGTATGACCTTTACGCCACCAGCGCGATAGGGCTCCTGCTGAAGCGGGTACACCGGGGCGGAATATACAGCGGGACATCTGCTGAAAGTCTCCTGTCCAGTATATGTGGGCCCATTCCCTTTCGGATGCAGACAAGATTCTCAAGCTCGAAGCTTTACGGCTGGCTCCCGTATGTAAAGCCGCCGGCCAGTTCGGCGCGAGACAATTTTATGAAGGTGCTTTTCGCGCTTGGAGCAACGGTAACTGAGGACCTTGATGGGGCACTCAAAATAGAGGAGCTGTGGGACGGCGTATCTGGAGATGCGCAAAAAAACAGAATGGGCCAGGGGGCCTCTGTGATCCGCGAGGGAAAGGTCACCAGCGTATCGCTGATCGAGCATCAATGGGTACAAGGAGGAGATCAAACAGATCTTTTTGAAGGGACCGCTGCACAAGGTACAGAAATCGTGTTCGATGAGCCGATGTACAACTTGACGGCCAGCGGATTTTCCATCCTGGAGCGGGGAGCAAATTATGCAAAGCTTTCTGCCGGATCTGGAACCTTAAGGGGGACCGCATATGTCCACAATACGCGGCTGATTGAGACAAAAATATTAAACTCTTCGACCGAAAATGTAATTTCCGTGGAAGACCAGACGCTCATCTCTCTTGTAAATTCGTCCGGAGCGGCCAAAAGACTCGCAAACTACTACAAATGCCTCGAAACAATAGACGCACCCCTTGTCTACAATTTGGAGAACCCTGGGGAGCTTCTGACAACGTATCACCCATTTGACAAGACAAATGTGAGCGCATGCATCAAAACAGAAGAAATTACAATGTCCAACAAGCTAAAGTCTCAGTCCACGCTTCTAGTCGGATTTACCCCCATCAGGCAGGAAGGGAGTGAATCTTACGAATATCATGTGGTTTTGACCGGAAGCGGGACCTTTACCTTCCCGGAAGGAACTACCTCAGCAAGAGCTGTATTGATTGGCGCGGGTGGTGCTGGTTTTGATGGGAGCCCGGGTGGAGATTCGACCGAGACCTGGGAAGACGAAGAGATCAAGACGACCAGGATCAACCTGACTGCCCCCACCACCTCGGCAAGCGACTCCAGCAATGTGAGCAACAGAGGAGCGGGAACGCCCGGGAACGGAGGAGCAGGAGGTGCCGCCGGAACACCGGGAAAGGTGTATGAGGTGACATTCAGCCCAAGTAGTGGGTCCAGGATATCGTATGCGTGTGGAGTCAAAGGCACTTCAAATGGAGCCCTCGGTGGAGCAACTACTTTCGGAAGTTATTCATCGAACAGTGGCAGCACGAGCTCTTCTGGCTATACGGACATCATAACCGGAATCACATACGCTAAGAGCGGTGACAGCGGAGCAGACGGCGGAAAAGGCGGTTCGGGTGCTGATGGCGAGAGTGTTGGCGACGTGTCAGGAGGAAAACAGGAACCTTCTGGCTCGGCAACCAGAAGCGATTCTGATACACAACGTGCTTCAAGTTCAAATATGTATATGGACATTGACGCGACCGCAAATTTCTCCCTGGGAGCCGCCGGCGGAGGCGGGGCTGGAGGAAACTCCGGCAGCAATTCTGGAACTCCTGGGGGTGATGCAGAAGTCGGAAGTGTGCGCTTAAGCATCACAACAGGATACATAAACGCATTTGTGTACCCAAACAAGGGTGGAACGGGTGGAGACGGTGCGGATGGGGCTGATGCATCCGTCTATGGATGCTCTGGTTCTGGTGCCGGAGGAGGCGGCGGGGCCGGAGGGGATAGCTCTGCATCTTCAAATGTCTCAGCGCAGTATTACGTCTATAACATCACGACTCAAACTAGAACTGATTTCAGTATCAACAATAATGCTGGCGGTGCCGCTGTTAGAAAAGGCGGAGCCGGTGGCAAAGGTGGAGCTGGCGCGGACGGCTGCATCATCCTGTATTACGGCGTTACGACTCCGGTCCAGGACGGCCAGCTCAAGGACAAAAACGGCCTGATGCTGCTGGACAAGTACGGCAGACGGCTCATTGTATAGGAGGGTAGACATGGCAACGATAGACGAACTGGATGCCCAGGTGGCACAGCTCAGGGCGGAAGTGGAGCAGCTGCGGGGGCAGATCGCCAGTGCGGGAGTCAATGCTCTGGCTGCGGCTCCCTCTGGCTATTACATGCTCAAATACAGCGGCGAAGAGATAGACACGAAACTAGGCAAGATTTGATGGAGGTGATCGCTGTGCTCTATATGCAGGACTGGCATATTTGTGTCCCGGCAGATTTTTCGCTGGGGTTTGAGGGGGACAACAATGCCGTTACCCTGGAGATCAGCACAGATCTGCCGGAAGGCTGGGACCTGAAGGTCGATGTGGCAAAAGATGGAGAGAAAAACATCATCCAGCTCAACCGCAGAGATAACGTCTACTATGCACTCCTCACCTCCTCCATGCTGGCGGATGATGGGGTCTACGAGATGCAGGTGCGGGGGACATTGGGAGATCAGGTCCGGCACAGCAATATTTTCCTATCCCATGTGCATAACTCCATCAACGCCACAGACGCCTTCCCCCCTCCCCTGCCCTCTGAATTTGAGCAAATGGAGGACAGGCTCACCAGCATCAACAATAATCCGCCCCAGCCCGGCGAGAATGGATACTGGCTGGTCTGGGACCCTGATGACATGGAGTACAAGGAGTCTGATATCCCTCTCCCCGCGGAAGGTGGGACTGTTGGGATTACAGATTACAATAAGCTCAAAAACAGGCCCAGCATCAACGGCGTAGAACTGATCGGAAATAAAACATCAGACGAGCTCAAAATACCGGCAGGAGAAAAGGGCGAGAAGGGCGACCCCGGTCCAGAGGGGCCGGCTGGACCAAAGGGGGACCCGGGACCGACCGGACCGCAAGGCCCAGAGGGGCCAGTTGGCCTACAAGGGCCGAAGGGAGATACCGGCGAACAAGGCCCGGCCGGCGAGCAGGGACCTCCGGGAGAGCGTGGACCGGAAGGCCCCCAGGGTCCGAAAGGCGACCAGGGCGAGCAGGGAAAGCAAGGACCTAAAGGAGACCAGGGAGAACCCGGCCCGCAGGGACCCGCCGGAATAGACGGGACCTCATTTGTAGTGAGAGACCGCTTTGATACCCTGGAGGAACTGAAATCCGCCCACCCCATTGGTGAGCCTGGGGATGCTTATGCCGTGGGCTCGGAAGATGACAACACGATCTACATCTGGTCGGAAGACCTGATGAACTGGAAGAGCATCGGCAAGCTCCAGGGGCCAGCGGGACCGCAGGGCCCGAAGGGAGAGCAAGGACCAAAGGGAGAGCCCGGGGAACAAGGAGAGATCGGCCCGAAAGGCGATACAGGCCCCGCCGGTCCGCAGGGCGAGCAGGGTCCTAAAGGCGATAAGGGAGAGCCTGGGGAGACAGGTCCAAAAGGAGATGTGGGCCCAGAGGGGCCGCGAGGCCAGCAAGGCATCCAGGGCCCTCCCGGTGAGAAGGGAGACACTGGCGACCAGGGTCCAAAGGGAGATCAAGGAGAGCAAGGACCTGAAGGGCCTGCTGGAGCTCAGGGGCCCATTGGGCCAGAAGGTCCCAGAGGGGAACAGGGCCCACAAGGGGAGCCCGGTCCGAAAGCAGAGCCGTTTTCGGTGACCCTTACGGGATCTGGATGGGCTGAAAACGAGCAAACGGTGAGCCACGATAAGATTTTAACGGGTGCTTATTCCTACATCGTATGTCCGGCTGAAGGATCATATATGGCTTATGCCACAGCTATTGTGAGGGCAAAGGATGTGGGCACAAACGGACAAATGACCTTTGTGTGTACGGAGACACCCGAAGCGGACCTTGTGGTAAATATCCTTAGAGTGGAGGCGCAAGATGGTATTTAACATGGTGGGCGGCGCAGGCGGTGGTATCAAGCTGGAGAGCATTGCCATCACGACACCGCCTGACAATATCACATATCTCCCCGGAGAGGTCTTTGACCCTGCGGGGATGGTGGTCACGGCGTCGTACTCCAACGGGGAAACCCTGACGGCCACCGGCTGGACCTACTCCCCCAGCGGAGCACTGCCCGAGGGGACGAGTGAGGTGGAGATCATCTACACCGAGGCTGGGGTAACAAAGACCGCTGTGCAGGCCATCACTGTGGAGCGTGGGACCATCTCTGTGCCCACGGTATCTGGGAGCCTTACATACAATGGACAAGCCCAGAGCCCTACCCTGACGGGATACGATGCAGACAAGATGGTCCTATCCGGCGACACGTCCGGCACGAATGCTGGGAGCTATACGGCGGTGGTCACCCCAACAGAGCAGTACAAGTGGGCGGACGGAAGCACGGAGGCAAAGAACATCCCCTGGTCCATTGCTAAGGCAGCCCCCAGCATCACGTTTGATCCGGCATCTGTGAGTCTGGATACCTCCACCACATCTCAGGCGGTGGCTGTCACCTACACGGGGGACGGCACTCTGTCCGCACAGTCTGATAACTCCGGCGTAGCTACAGCATCCCTGGAGGGGACCACCCTGACAGTAACAGGTGTGGAGACCGGAAACACGGCCATCCAGGTATCGGCCAGCGAGGGGACAAACTACACGGCGGTCAGCGCCTCTCTGAGCGTAGCGGTGCAGTTTGCGATTATCATTCCGGTGGTTCCGAGCCAAAAGGGTACACTTACTTATAATGGCGAAGCACAAATGGCAGAGTGGAACGACCTTAACACAGAAGAACTTACTTTGGTTGGGGCATCATACCGAACAAACGCCGGAACTTATACTATGGGATTTCAACCGAAACCCGGCTATCAGTGGTGGGACGGGACTACGGAGACGAAAAATGCGACGTGGACGATTGAGATGGATTCAAACACCGCTGTTTTTTCCCCACATAGCACCCCAACATTAAATGCAAATCAAAGGTCTGTTACCATTACTGTTACCTCTAAATATGGCGGAGAAATCAGTGTACGTTTGAGCAACCAAAACGATTCTCAATACGTTGATATTTCAGTAGATAACGACTCAGCGGTTAGTGATGGATACTCCTACATCAATATATCAGCAAAAAAGCAGGTTCCAACAGAAACGGGTCGCATTCATTATTACGTAACAACTAAAGGGTCGACTAATTATGCCGCAGTAAATTATGGGAAGGATGTCAAAATCGAATCCCTCACCTCCGTTTTCGGCGTCTCCTGGGACAGCTCCAACCCATCCACCGCCCTGACCCGCCTGACTAAAGCAAACGATCCCAACAAGCTGGTCACTGTGGACATCACAACCGAGCCCGTACCCGCAGTTGGGACAGGCTCAGGCTCCTCACCATTCGATAGCTATATGCCATGGATGGGGATGGAGGAATACAATGTTAACATTAAAACTGGTGAATTTACAGCAAAAAAAGGAGATCCTGGATTTTATAGAGGTGATGTAAATTACCCAGTTTTAGTAAAAATCCCGGAGTTTTACTACAAGATCGAAAAGAGCGGAAACATCTTCCGATATTACGTTGCGGATGGGCCAGTAGACGGATTTGACCTCCACCCGGGAAGCGGTTGTTATATATGCAGATATGAAATGGGTACTCTTAATGGAGCCACCCCGACTGGGTGCTCAGGAAGAGGCCTTTTAGTAGGCCATACTAGAGATACATTCCGAACTTTCGTCAAAAACGCGGCCCCCAGATTCCAGCTCTACGACTTCGCCGCATGGTGCGCTGTTGGTCTGCTGTATCGGGTAGAATTTGCCGATTGGGATAGTCAAAAGAAGATGGGTCAGGGGATCGTCAACGACGCAGACTCCCACAAAACCGGCGAGACTGACTCTATGGTCTACCACACCGGCAGGGCAGCGGGTACTGATGGAAAGACTGCGGTTCAATACCGTGGAATTGAGAACCCGTGGGGGAATGTATTGGAGTTTGTTGATGGAATTAACTTCAAGAACTATGCCCCCTACATCTGTACCGATCCTACCAAGTATGCCGATGACATCACCACCAACTATACCATTACTGGAGTCTCTTTGGGAGGCAACGGATGGACCAAAGGATTGGGCCTATCCACCAATTTTCCGTGGGCTTATCTGCCGAATGAGGTGGGGGGAAGTGGATCTACCTTCATTCCAGATTACGTAACCCACCTTTCCCAGGGGTGGCAGGTTCTCGTTGTCGGGGGTTACTATAGTGACGGCTCCTATGCCGGACTCTTTCGCTTTGGTAGCAATTACACTTCATTGGAATCGAACTCAACTATTGGTGCCCGTCTCCAGTTCCGGGAGGTGAAAGCATGAGAGTGAGAGGCGATAACAACCCCGGCACGTTCTCCATCGAGGCAATGCCCAATAAACCCGGCTGGTGTCTGGTGCGGTTCTACGAAAACGCCCAGGAATATACCGAGGAGTTGGACGAGACCACCATCACGGGCTGGGAGTATGACGAATATCACCTGGAACAGCCCACCATCTCCCGGGAGGATATCGAGGGCAACCTTGAGGTCTATCTGAGAGCGGCGAAAGAGGCCGAGGTCACCCCAGAGAGCCGCCTGGAGGATGTGGAGCAAAACAAGGCAGACAAGCAGGAGGTCGCCGCAGTATGGGACAGCATGGCGGCGGCGTACCAGGAGGGGGTGCAGAGCGCATGACAACCAAAGATTTGGTCCTCAGCATAATGAGGTCCCAGGGTGCGGCAGACGCCCTTGACCTGCGAAGCCGGGCCTCCGATCTTGACGGCACAGCAATCATTGCCGAGGAGAGCAAGACCCCCGTATTTGACCCGGAAAAGGACTACTCAGGATGGCCCATCGGGGCCCCGGTGAGGGACGGTGAGCAGCTGTATAAGCTCCTCCAGCCCTACAACGCCTCCACATGGCCTGACCAGAGGCCGGCGGACCTCCCTGCCCTGTGGTCTATCTGCCACACCAAAGACCCCTCCAAGGCAAAAGAGTGGCTGGCACCCAACGGCACCAGTGGCATGTACATGTCTGGGGAGTGCTGCGTGGATGGCGGCGTAGTATATCGCTGCCTGACGGACAACACCGTACATAGTCCAACAGATTACCCGCAGGCGTGGGAAAGGGTATAAAAAATCCCCCCCTGTACGGATAGGAATACAGGGGGGAAACATCCGATTGTCGAAAAAAGGGGGTAACCTTTTCAGAGTTGGTCGGATGTGGCGTTATTATAGCACATCAAAATAGGGCCTGCAAGAGGAGAGCAAAAATTTTGTCGAAATGGAGATACTTACCTGATGGACGATAAATGCTTGATTGACCCACAGAGGGATTGCCTTGGACTCCAAAAGGCAAACATGCTGGAGCGGCAGATGGAGAAAATGCAGGAGCAGGCAAGAGATACCCACAATAAGCTGTTTGACCGAATAAGAGACCTGGAAAAAGCGGAAGCAGCCAGGAACGAGCAGTACGAGAACATCATGGGGAAACTGGACAAGTTGATCGCTTGGCAGGAGGCAGAACAAGCGGCCCCAAAGAAGAGATGGGATTCCATCAAGGATAAGGCCGTCTGGGCTGTATTGGCCGCAGTGATTGCTTTCCTGCTGGGAAGGATCGGCCTATGAGCACGCAGATGATCCTGGCCGTTGTATCGGCGTTCTCGCTGGCCTGCGTGTTCTGTCTGGGGCTGTGGTGGCTGTCCACCCACCGGTCCAAAAGGGGGTGCATGGAGACCATGAAAGCCGCCGTCTGGCTGTGCCTGTTCAATGGCTGCGCCTGGGTGTGGTGCTCCTATCTGCTGGCCTATCTGGGTCGTGAGCAGATCGCAGAACAGCTATCTGGGAAAGCCGTCACAGAGATCATTGCCGTGATCCTGGCTTACGCCATCAAATCACTGGTGGAGAATCTGAGCAAGAATAATAATTGGCCCGATAAGGCCAGAAAGGATGAAACGACCCATGAATGAACTGACCAACTATCTGCCCATGCTGCTGGCCCTGGTGCTGGCGCTGACCCTGGTGACCAACATCATCGTACAGGTGCTCAAGAGCCTGCTGTACGATATGCTCCCCACCAACCTGCTGGCCTTCCTGGTGGCCGCGGTAGTGACGGTGGGGGCGGGCTTCGGCCTGTGGTCCTATTACCGCTTTGCCATCACCGGCTGGATGATCGTGGCGCTGATCGCCCTCATCTTCCTGGTAGCCTTCTCCGCAATGTTCGGTTATGACAAACTGATGCAGCTGATGGAGCAGGCGGGGTGGATCAAGGCACAGAAGTGAGGAGGCGCACTATGGCAACCGCTGAAAAGATATTGGAGATCGCCCGGTCGCAGATCGGGGCCAGAGAATCCCCGGCCAACAGTGACAACGTGAAGTATAACACCGCCTACTATGGGCGGGAGGTGTCCGGAAAATACCCCTGGTGCGCCGTGTTCGTCTGGTGGGTGTTCCGGGAGGCCGGGGCTCCCGAGTTGTACTACGGCGGCGGAGAGACCGCCTACTGTCCCACGCTGATGTCCTTCCACAAGAAGCAGAAGGTGACTGACTACCGGCCAGGAGACATCGTGTTCTTCAACTTCTCCGGCAGAAGCTCCGCCGGACATGTTGGCATCTGCGAGAGCTGGGACGGGACCTACATCACCACCATTGATGGCAACACCGGCGGCGCCAGCGAGGACAACGGCGGGGCGGTGATGCGCCGCAGGAGACACAAGAAATTCATTGTGGGGGCATATCGCCCCGAATATCAGGAGGATGATGATATGACTCAGGATCAGTTTAACAGCTTTATGGACAACTATTTGAAAGCGAAAGCGAAGGAACCGGCCAGCGACTGGGCAAAGCCGTTTATTGATACGGCAATCGATGTCGGAGCTATGACCGATGTGGGCGGGACGATCGAGCGGCCCAAGTCGTGGATGACCCGTGAAGAGCTGTCCGTGGTGGTTGCAGCGCTGGCAAGGAAGGGATAAAGAAAGGACGTGGAGCATGGGCGGAAAAGTGAAGCTTCCTCCAGAATTGGCTGACCTTTTACGCTCTGATCTGGAACGTGCAATTTACGAGGCGGCCCTGCACCGGGACGATGATTTGATTGCCAGACGCTGTATTATTGAAAAATCAGCACAAGTCGATGTTGCGGCTGAGTTGGGCTGGGATAGGTCAACAGTGTCTCACCACCTTTCGTACATAATGGATGAAGTGAAGCGGTCCGCAAGTAGAATTGCACAAAAAGAAGGAGTCGGGAATTGACCCGGCTCCTTTTTATTGGTATAATTCGGCTGTGGAAACCCACCGTCTACTGTCGAGTTTTATCCGCCTTTGTAGATGGTGTGCGGTTAAAAAAGACGGTTGCCTGACCATCCCGCGAGAGCGGAAAGGAAGGCGAAATATGTAGCCTCGCGGGAAATAATTCCTCGGGAGGTGATACATATTACTTTGACTTTCACCTTTGCAGTTTTGGGTGCCATTGGCTCCATTGCAAGCATTGTGTCCCTCGTGCTCTATGTGCACGATAGAAAGAAGAAGTGAGCCGTCTGCTGCAACAGAACGGCTCATGGATGTTTGAGGGCTAAGCCCTCGGCCCTGTAAGTCTTATGTATGTGGCAACCGTCTGGGTTTCCACACTTTTATTATACCCCAAAGAAAACGAATGTCAACTATGCAGAGTAACGAAGTTACGTCGTTACGTATTTCACATAAATCCCACATAACTCCCACACAACTCCCGCATGGATGCCACCCATGCGGGCTTATTTTATGCGACAATATATCCATGGAGGACGTGGGGAACAAGGGCTGTACACGTCGCAGTCCTCCTCACGGACTCCATTATTTTTATACAAAGGACGTGTGATATATGACTCCGGTAGAAAGGCTGGTGGCCGCCGGCATCCGACCGGACTGTGCCGCCGAGAGTGTGATGTGGTATCAGGCCCAGGGGGATGACTATGGGCTCCAAAAATACTTGGATGAAATAGAAGCGAGGAAGGAGGCGCTGGACAATGGCCGGATTTCCTAATTATACATACCCCGCTTATGGCGGATACAACCCAGTAACTCCGTTTGCGCCTGCTCCACAGATCTACCAGCCTATGCAGCAGCCCTCTCCGCAACCCGTACAGGCCGCACAGACGGTTGGGAATACAAACACACAGCCTAACTTTTTCTGCCGTCCTGTGGCCTCCCGAGAGGAGGCGCTTGGGGTCCCGGTAGACTTTATGGGTGCTCCAATGTTCTTCCCGGACCTTGCCCATAATGTGGTCTACATGAAACGATTCAATACCAACAGCGGTGCAGCTGATGTGTTCGAGTTTAAGCTCGATGTACCCAGAGAAAAACAGCAACAAGCCCCTGCGCAGGTGGCGGCCTTTGCTCCACTGGACGAGTTTATAGACATGAAGGACACAGTGCAAAACCTAAAAGATGAGGTGGACAGACTGAAAAAGCCCGCTGGAAAGGCAGTGAAAAAGAATGATGCCTCCGATGAATAATCCCATGATGGCTATGCTCCAGATGGCACGGAACGGCGGAAATCCCATGCAAATGCTCCAGCAAATGGCTGGGCAGAACCCACAGGCCGCCCAGGCTATGCGGCTCATCCAGGGGAAAAACCCGCAGCAGCTCCGCCAAACTGCGGAGAACATGGCAAAGCAGAGAGGGACCTCAGTTGAGGAGATCGCAAGACAGCTTGGGATTCCGATGAAATAAAATAGCGCACTCTTTATCAGTTTTCGGGTCTTGATAAAAACCGCTCTTTGGAAACATCCGGGGAGCGTACGGCCCCGATGTAATAACTGATAAAGGAGTATATACAATGGATAACGATTTTGCGACTGGCTATGCGCTGGGCAGCGATTCCAACGGCGGAAACTGTAACAACGGCGGCTTCTGGGGCGGTGACGGCTGGTGGGCTATCATCATCTTTGCCATGATCTTCGGCTGGGGCCGCGGTGGTTTCGGCGGCTTCGGTGGTGGCGGTGCCAGCACTGATCCCGGACTCCAGGGCCTTGCCACCCGCGCAGATGTAAACGAGGCCATTGCCTTCAACGGTGTGGAGCGCGGCATCTCTGCTATCCAGCAGGGCATCTGTGACAGCACCTATGCCCTGAACAACAGCATCACCAGCGGCTTCAACAACACCAATGTGGCTCTGCTTCAGGGCTTCAACGGTGTCCAGTCTCAGATGTGCAATATGGCCGCTCAGGCTCAGGATTGCTGCTGCCAGACCCAGCGGGCCATCGATGGTGTGAATTACAACATGGCGACCAATACCTGCGCCATCCAGAACACCATCCAGGGCAGCACCCGCGATATCCTGGAGAATAACAACTCCAACACCCGCGCCATTCTGGACTTCCTGACTCAGAGCAAGATCGATTCCCTCCAGGCGGAGAATCAGTCTCTCAAGCTGGCTGCCTCTCAGGCCAACCAGAACAGCTACCTGACCGCTACTCTGGATGCCCAGACCTCTGAGCTGATCCGCCGGATCAACCCCATGCCTGTGCCCGCCTATCAGGTGCCCGCCCCCTATCCCTACTGCGGGGCCTATAACAATGGCTGCGGCTGTGGCTGCTAAATTGCATCAAAATCGAGGCAATTAACTTTCCGGCTCTGCCGTGACTATTTCGGGGCGGTGGGCTGAGTGTCTGCCGCCCCTGATTTTTGGAGGTAATTATGTCTTGTAAACCTGTATGCAGACTTTGTGACCGGCTTGTGCTCTCTCAGGCAGTCGCCTTTACCGGCGGGAACCTGGAGATCAACCTGCCTGCTGGCGCCTACAACAACGGAGAGAAGTATTGCGTGGTCGTGGCTCAGGCCATCCCCGACACCACTACCATCAATGCTCCGGTATATTTTACCATCGGGACCGGGACTACTCTCTATCCCATGACAAAGCGGAATTGCGCTCAGGTCACCGCCTGTGGCATCCGTACCCGGACCAAATACTCTCTCTGTGTCGTTACTACCCCAACCGGAGGTTCGTTCCGTATGCTGGGCACTCCCTGCTGCTCCCCCAGCAACAACCTAACCAGCATTGACGGGGGCGCTGCTCCCGCCCCTACGGCGTAAGGAGGGATCAAAATGAAACGATCCACACGGATGATGCTCATGTCCAGTGGCAGCAATCGCCGCTACAACGATGGACGCAGCTATGAAAACTACGATGTTGATGATAAATTCCGTGACCGCCGTGGCCGGGAGCACTATGACAACGGTCGGTATGCGCCCCGTTCTGAGATGATGGAGCCGAATGACCGGGGATATCATCGATATTCTGATGGCCGTTTTGCCCCTCGCAATGATGGTGGGACGTGGGTGGAGAGCAACTACTGGGATGACCGCATGACGGGCCCTCAGTCCCACTATGGCTATCCATACTATATGCCTCCGGCCTATACTGATAGACGGGAGATGACTAGGCCCATGAATAAGATAGGATTCGCCATTTCTGGTGAGGGTGAAATGAAGACCCCCAGGGAGTTTGAGCAGGACTACCGCATGAACGAAATGGAATACCGGAGAGGTGGAGAGCGAATGAGTGGCTATGGAGCCGCTTCCGGGCACATGCCCTTCGACCGCCGCATGGCGGAGGAATGGACCGCCAATATGGAAAATGAGGACGGCACAAAGGGGCCTCACTGGTCGTTTGAGCAGGCCAAGCAGGTCATGGCCCAGCGCGGGATCGAGTGCGACCCTGCGGAGTTCTGGGCGGCCCTCAACATGATCTACAGCGATTACGTCAAGGTCGCTAAAAAGTTCAACGTGGGGAGCAATATCGACTTCTATGTGGACATGGCGAAAGCATTCCTGGACGACAAGGACGCCGGACCGGACAAGCTCGCCAAGTATTATCAGTATGTCGTGAGATGACAGATCCGCCCTCAGAAATGGGGGCGGATTCATTCTGCAATAGATTAGCAATAGACAAAATTTTTGGAACACTTCTAACATTTTTATAAAGCAAAAAAGTGATGGAAACTAGCTGTTTAAGCTAATATCCATCACTTTTTGGTGGAGATAAGCGGGATCGAACCGCTGACCTCTTGAATGCCATTCAAGCGCTCTCCCAGCTGAGCTATACCCCCATATTGTGCCTCACAGGGCAGAGGTTATTTTAGCAGACGCACTTACCTTTGTCAAGGGCTTCCGCCAATTTTATTGCAAAATATTTCTTAGAGCCGGGATACACAGGCCAGATACAACACACGTCACACGTCCGACTGAGTCTCCCCGGTTCTGCCCCACCCGTTCTGGCGTCTTTGCTCTCCGGCGCTGAGCCGCCCTTCCCCCGCTTTTCTCCTCTCCCGCAAGATCCGCCTTTTTTCTATTTTTCTATTGATGGCCCGGCGTCTGTTGTGGTAGGATAGAGGCATCATTCAACAAGAAGTGGAGGTACCAAAATGAAACAGGACATGATCCTTATTCTCGATCTTGGCAGCGAGGAAAACCCCCGTCTGGCCCGTGAGATCCGCGCTCTAGGCGTTTACAGCGAAATCCACCCCCACGATATCACACTGGAGGAGGTCAAGGCCCTCCCCAACGTGAAGGGGATCATCCTAAACGGCGGCCCC